AGTGCTTGATGACCTCTTCCGGGTTGATGCTTTCGCGGTAGGACAGGAGCTCGTTGTTCTGCCCGTCATAGAACGCCACCAGAATTTCAGGCGACCCGATCCGGCAGGAAATCGAACAGAACACTTCCAGGCAGTCCGGGTGTTCCTTGATGTAGGACAATGCCCTGGCGCGAGCAAGCAGATTGAGCGACAGGTCAGCTTTCGTGCCGTCCTTCGTCCAGGGCGAGCCACCGCCAATCCGGCAGTTACCGCCGTAGAAGTCCACGGCAAGCTTGCGTCCGGTGATGCCACAGTCCCCAAGCGGGCCATGCCGGAGGAACTTGCCCGTGCCGTTGATGTGCAGCTTGTAATCTCGTTTTCCGTCGCAGCAGAAGGCGATCATGTCAGCAATCCTGGCTTCGGAGTGCTGTTCTTTCATTGGGATAGCGATGGTGATTTCATCAATCTTGTCATCCTGCATCGTCACCTGCGTTTTGATGTCGATCCCGGCATAACGGGAATCGTACAGGTGCTTCCCGATCTTCTTCGCGAACCAGTGGTCTTTCGGCATGTACCTGGTCTCCGGCGTGTTCGTGGCCATACCCCAGAAAATTCCTTGGTCGCCAAATCCACCGCCGTTCACGCCCTGGGCAATTTCAGGCGACTGCTGGCTGATCTGCATTCCAACGAGGACGTTGTCCCCGCTGATGGTGTTCTCTTCGCCCCAGAGCAGCTGATACGCGCGGGTGTATCCAATCTGATTGACCGCAACCCGCACGAGCGCGGCGATGTCCGATTCAGAATAATTGGCCTTGCTGGTAATCTCCCCGCCGAGGGTGACGATGTTGTCTTTAATCATCACCTCCAGCGCATACCTTGTCATCGGATCTTGTTCGAGATAACGGTCGAGCAGGAAACATGAAATGAAATCCGCGACTTTGTCCGGATGTCCGGTGGATACATATTCGGATGTTCTGAACATAAAATGTCTCACATTTGTTCGATGGTTTCGGTTTCGGAAATTGCCGGGGTCAGCGCCTTCCAGTCGCAGCCCTCGCCGTGCTTGAACTCCGCCCAGCGACGCCTGATGACATCGCAATACTTCGGGTCGAGTTCCATCGTCCGGCACACTCGACCAGTCTGCTCGCAGGCGATCAGTGTGGAGCCGGAGCCGCCGAAGTTGTCGAGGACGATTTCCCCATGCTTGGACGAATTCTGGATAAGGTAGACGAGCATCTCAACGGGCTTCATCGAGGGATGAACATCGTTGCATTTCGGCTTGTCGAAGTGCAGTGCATTGGTCTGGCAACGGTCGTTGAACCAGCGATGTGCCGCTCCCGGCGTCCATCCGTAAAGGCAACTTTCCGTAATGTACTGGTAATCAAATCTTCCAAGGACCAGAGCATTTTTCACCCAATACAGCGTCTCGTGAACTTCAAGCCCCGCCTGCTGTGCCGCCAGACGGAAATTGGCCGATTCGCTGTCCGAATGGAAGATGTAGAAGCTTGTTCCTTCCGCCAGAACACTTGCCGCCGCCTTGAATGCGCCGTCCAGGAACTTTCTGAACTCGTCGGTCGGCATGTTGTCGTTCGCGATTGTCAGTCCGGTGGAACCCTCAAGTGCCACATTATACGGCGGGTCCGTGAGGTAAAGAACAGCCTTTTCGCCTGCCATGAGCTTTGCTGTGTCCTCGATGCTCGTACTGTCGCCACACATCAGCCGGTGTTCCCCAAGCTGATAGACTTCTCCACGACGGCTCTCCGGGATCTCCGGCGCTTCCGGAACAGCATCCGGCTCCGTCTCTCCGGCCGAGACCTGCTTGTCGGCGTCACCGTTCAGAATCCGGTCGAGTTCCTCGGAATCGAAGCCCAGGAGCGACAGGTCGAAGTTCGCGTCCTGGAGATCTTTGATTTCGAAAGGCAGAAGCTCGAAATTCCATTCTGCGATCTCGCCGGTCTTGTTGTCAGCGATGCGATAGGCCTTCACCTGTTCCGGGGTCAGGTTCTCAGCGATGATAACCGGGACCTCCGTCAGACCGAGGCTCTCGGCGGCTTTCAGGCGGGTATGCCCGACAATGATGACCATGTCGCGGTCAACCACGATGGGCTGCTGCCAGCCGAATTCCTTGATAGACCGCGCGACGGCATCGACGGCATCGTCATTGAACCGCGGATTCTTCTCATAGGGCTTCACCGACGTAATCGGTACATTTTGGATTTGCATGCGCGTTCCTTTCTTATAAGAGTTGTTCCGGGATTGGATTCCCGATTTTGAAAAAATGTTAGTTCCTGCACAATATCACACCAGTCAAAGGCGTTAATTGATACGAAGACAATAATAAACAATCACCGACAATTCGGAGACCTTGCAATGAAGAAATCTTACTTTTACCTTGTTTTTTTAATGCCGCTTTTCCTTATCGCTCTCATGAAGCTTTGCCCGGCTCCCGTGGCCCCCGTCCAGGCGGAAAAGAAGATGAGCGCATCCGAAGAACGTGCCATTGCGGCGGAAGAACGCCGTGCGGAACGCAGAGAAGCCCGCGAAGCAAGAAAGGCCGAGAGAGCGGCGAAGGCCGCTGCCGCTCAGCAGGATATGGCACCCAATTTCGGCGGTATGGGCTTTGGTGAATTTCCTGCCTTCGACCCGAACATGAGCTTTGACAATAACATGGCAATGGCTCCCGGCATGGGATTCGGCGGCGGCTTCGGTGGCATGCCCGGTATGGGATTCGGAGGCGGTTTCGGTCCTTTCTGATTCCATTAAACACGCAATTCTTCAAAGACCATTTCCTCACGGATTTGGTCTTTTTTTCATTTTCCGTAAAAAATAAAAACAACTGCACAATAAAACAAAAGTGCTATGCGTTAATTGATATGTAAGCGCTGTTACAAAACGCGAACAAACACTGCGAGAAAGACTTGCAGATACCAATTTAATATCACATCACGGAGAAACAATCATGAAAAAGATCCTCGTACTTTTCGCTCTTATCGCAATCGCCGGACTGGCTTCTATTAACGCCTACGCGCATCACAATGACTTCTACGGCTTCGGCGGCTTCAGTCCCTTCGGATACGGCTATGGCTTCGGCGGCTATGGTATGGCTCCTGCCTTCACCGTGGCTCCTGGCTTCGGTTACGGAATGACCTTCGCCGGATTCGACGGATTCAACTATGGCTTCACTGCTCATACCGCCGTTCCGAACTCCATTCGCAAGATTGTTCCGATTCCGGCAACTGCATCAGCCAATACGTCTATCAGCTATGATGCTGATGGAAACCTCCACGTTCGTCCGTTCGATGACGAGGATCTCTTCGTGGAAGATTGACATCTCTCCGTTGAAAACGGTTTGATTGTTTGGAACGTCTCGCAGGGGGTGTGAGGCGTTCCATTTTTAATGCTTTACTTTTGCACAAGTATCATTTGTTTTTGACTATCGCAAGATTTTTCAAATCATTTCGTTTTCATAGCTTGACATTTTCGCAAACCACGTTATATTATTTCCAGCATTCATTCCATTATCATTACAACAAGTAACAACAGGAAAACCACCATGCCGGATTTCAAATCTACTTTCACGGATGAAGTGCGCCGCCTTGCAAAAAAAGAAGCAAAGGCTCTCAACGAAATTATCACAGCGCAAGGCAAGACCATCAAGGCCTTGACAAAGCGTGTTGCCGAACTCGAAAAGAAATTTGAAACCGTCGCTCCCGCACCCACGAAAGATGCAACCCCGGCAGACCAGACAGCAAATGCAAAAGCGAGCAAAGTGCGTTACTCCCCGAAGACGATTGTCAAATTCCGCAAGAAATACGGCATCTCCCAGAAGCCTTTGGCCGCAATCCTTGGCGTGACGCAATTCACCGTCAGCCATTGGGAAAGCGGCAAGAACCGGCCCCATCCGAACCAGATTGAAGCCATCAGGGCCCTTACCAAGCGCGGCAAGAGAGAGGTTGAAGCACTCCTGGCTGAGAAAGCTCCGGAAGAATTTGAAGCAATCAAGGCCAAGAAGGACAAGAAGGCCGCCAAGAACCCCGCGAAGGTTGCCAAGCCCGCAAAGAAAGCCAAAACGCCGAAGGCCACCAAGACGGTTGCCGTTCTCGCTCCTGCTGTGGCGACCGACAAAGTCATCACTGTCAAGCCCTGAATCCGATGCAAAACAACGGGTTTTGCATAACGCGCGGCAAACGCGATTTGTCGCGTCGTGCCTATGCGCTCCCAAACCGGCAAACGCTCACAAGTCGCGTCAAATCGCCTCTGTAACCCCTTAAACGGCAAAAAATAAAACATTCGGACAACTGCGGAAACTCTGCCTATACGGGGGAGTCCTTCCGCGCGCCATAGAGCATAGACCCCCAAGGAGGACCCGTCGCCTATTTTCGAAGGCCGTTTTTTCGGGTTGCGGTATTTTCGAGAAAAGCCCTTTTTCGGCGTTTTGGGGCGATTTGCGGGGGGCTTTGCGGCCTCGTTCGGCCTCATGCTCGCGCTTGCCTGTCGCGCGAATTTGGGCCGTTTCTCGCGTTTCCGTTATTCCCGCGTGACATTACCTCAAAAATACAGCAAAAAATGTCGAACCCCGCTTGACTTTGCCCCGGATGCGTGATATTGTACGGTACATCCTTTCGGAAACAGGTGTCGGACCTGTTCCAATTTTGCCGGTGGTTTCCCACATGTTTCCACCGGCTTTCTTTTTTTTCAGCGGGAAATTTGACTTTCCGGATTTCCGGTGTAAATTATATGACCTTTTTTGCGAATGCATACCCACATTCCTCAAGAGGTTAAGGGTCGCCGGTGGAAATCCGTTCCACCGGCTTTTTTCTTTTTGAGCTTGGGAATCGGAAAAAGGCCGTTTTTTGAGGTTAATTGACGCTTGATTCCCAAATTCCCCACCAAACCTGCGGAGACGCATATAAAAGGCTGAAAATAACCTGCATGTAAGACCCCTTGGGAATCGTGGGAATTGGGGAATTGAGAGAAGAGAAGATATTAGTTTTTTGTTGATTTTGAACCTGTTTCATTCTTTTTATATTCTCTTTCTCGATTCCCCCCAAATTCCCAAAACAGCCCTAAATTCCCAAAAGTCCGTTTTTTTTCTGACCATCATCTTGGGAATTTACGATTTGGGAATCGCTTTTTGGGAATCAGTGGGCCAAATGGTAGCAGACAAGCTTTCTTCCGGCCTCCGTTTCGGTCTCCTTAGCGGTGATGCTGCCATTGTCTTTGAGGGTTTCGATGATCTGCCGGAACATTTCCCTGGACTCATGCATCCGTTTCAGCAACGCGCTGTGGGTATAAGTCCCGCCAGCCTCACGGATATACCGCAGGGCTTTCTGGCATTTCTCGTCGAACGGGTTTTCAAACGTGTAAGAGTTTGTAAGAAAGAGGGTTTTGTTGATCTGGTATTCCACGAACTGACTGGCCCACTTGACGGCATCCGCGGAGATGACGGGATCGTTGACGTTCTCGCTGACCGCGTACAGGATGGACAGCTTGCACACCTTCTCAAAGGCACGGGCCCAGAACGCGGTCGGCACAATGGCTTTCATCCTGTCGTACTTTTCGTAGATGCCATCATACTTGTCATCCAGCTTGTCGAGCAGTTCGGTGGCGTCCTTAGTGGCCTGAATGACCATTGGCGTAGGGAACTCGGTGCAGAGATTCCCTTTGCTCTGTCCGTAATGCAGGATAGTTCTGACCTGCCGGATGATGCTTTCCGGCACACTGATGAATTGTGCGTGGTTCTTTTTGCCGCGTTCCCCGGCTTCAAAGACGAGGCATCGTGCGATAAGGCCGTTGGCGAGCAAGCGCTTGTTCAGCGACTGGAAAAACATCTCCGGGATGGCCGTGCCGAAGATGACGAGGTACGGGTTCTGGATATCAACGGCCATGGAATCGAATCCTTTCTCTTTCTGTTCTTTTTTGCGTTTGATGAGTTCGGCTCGTGGCATTGCCTTGCTTCGGATAGTGTATGAACTGGAAGAAGATGTGAAGATTTCGAGCATCTTTCCAATCATGGCTTCCGCCCGCGGGTCGCCGGATTTCATGCTGTTGATGAGTGTGTCGATCTCGTCGACCTGGAACAACATGGACGGACTAATGAAGAGGGCGTCTTCCAGTGCCTCACCAGAAGCGAACGAGTTTGCAATGCACTGATTCATCGCGGGTTTTGCGGCACATGCAACGGCCTTTGTGATGCGTCGGGGATGGTCCTTGCCGACGCCAGATCCCGCGAGTGCGATAAGATAAATGTTCGCGCGGTTGTTCCGGGTATCGGTTACGTTTCGCCCGACCAGAAGCGACAGACAGGACAGAGCGCCACAGAACGACAAAAGCCTGTTTGGTTTCGGCGCACAACTCATGGAGAAATCCGTGATCTCCTCAATGAGTCCGGGGACGTGAAGAAGTTTTTCGTTGATTTTGCCTGGATCGCCGGTGAATTCAAGGATGTTTTCCTTCGTTTCAAGTGCTTCAATGTCAACGGTCTTCTTCATAATTCCGCTGATATCCACGTCCGCAGGCTGCGGAGCAGATGCCTGCACCTTCGGTTTGTCGTAGCAGCCGGGTTCGTACATTTCCCGGAGTTTGTGCCAGTCGTTGCCGGAACACGAGTTGTGGTGGCATCGGAACGCGACGGCTCCGGACGGTTCCTCGATGAGGACGGCAGAACGGTTTGTGTGTTCGTGGTTGAACGGGCAGACCTTGAACACCCATTTGCGGCCGCCGTTATATGGGACGGGTGAATCGATGTCGAGACCATGACGGAGAATCCAGTCGTCCAAAGAGAAACCGGGATTCGAGACCGCCACGGTCTGCATCGGCTGTTCCGGCTCCCCGCCTGCGGCGGCAATCAACAGTTTCCGGCTGACGGTCTGAACCTTGTCCGGCACGGAGACGATGTTCGCCATGCGGTGCGGTCGGTTCGGGATGCTGTCACCCTTGCAATTCATGGTACCGGGCAATCTCCAGATACGTGCGGGATTGAACACCGTCAAATCGACATGAACCTGTTCCGTGGATGCGGCGGCAATGCTCGTGATGACATTCTGGACGAGCCCGTCATCTTTTGCCGGAAGGTCGATGCGGTAAAGGAGCTGGGCTCCGTTGCCCGAATCGAGCACAATGGGCTGCGGCCACCCGACCGAGGCAAGTCCGTTGCGAATCTGGTCGGCCAGTTCGAGCGCGGAGGCGTGTTCTTCGTTCGTACTTGAAATGTTGCTCTTGCGTACTGCGTCGCAGTCGATGGGAAGCCAGCGGCGGCGTGATACGTCATCGTCTGCCGTGGTTGCATTCTGTTCCGCAGGACCGAGCCTGTTGAACGCCCGCGCAAGCAATTCGGGGTCAACGGGGTTGAGCGTGACGTAAGCGCCGGAGAAGCTTCGGATCTTTGCGAGAGAGTCCGCGGCCTGGGGGATGTGTTCGAAGTCGAAATATCCGGACTCAGTGTGCGGACGCTGATATCCGCCCGTGACGGCTTTCAGAACTCTTATCTCGAACACATCCCCCTCGGAGAACAGCAGACGCAGCGCGCGAATGACTTCTTCGCGGTTTGTCATGGTTCCTCCTCAGTCGAAGATGAACATCAGCAGGACGTCCTCGTCCTTTCTTTCGGTCGGTTTCTGTTCCGATTCGGTCGGCTTTGTTGCCGTCTGCGTATCGCGGCGAAGCCAGGAGCGGAGCTTTTCCGCATTACGGCGGCGACAGTGCCGCAGGACTTTTTCGATGTCTCGGTCTTCGACGACGCGGATTCTCTGCGTCCCACCGCGGGTGATGACGTCGATGTATTCCGGACGGGAATTGACGGTGGCGAGCATCTTATCTGCTCTCGAATAGCCGAGGATGCCGCAGAGATCGCGGGCGGCATACTTGGTTTTGCCATTCATGACGAACGTGCGGACAGGAGTTTCGCCGCAGAAAACGGTTTCGGGTTTGTTGGACATTTTTTTTCCTTTCGTCTGAGTTTATTCTTCGGGATCGTCGTACCAGGTGCTGAGGGTGGCGAGGGAGAAGCCGAGTTTCGCGGCGGCCTCGTCGATCTGATACTTGACTTCATCGTTCCACTCGGTTTGCTCGAACACAAACTGGAGTTCGTCGCGCATGGCTTCGATGAGGTTCAGCGCCTTGGCCAGGCGTTTCACGGAACGGTCAATCTGTTCACGGTAGTCTTTTTCTTTTCCCATAGGTCAGCCCTCCGTCACGTTTTCGGGGTTCTCGCGCATAGTGTCTTCGCAATCTTCCAGACGAGCGATCAGCTTGTCGTTCACTTCGATCTCGTCGCGGAGTTCGTGAAGTCTCATTGCGATGAACTCGGCCCACGGATACTCGTTTCCTTCGTCGTCCTTCGCGTAGGCAGGTGGCGTGGCGGCCATGTAAGCGAGGATTTCGCGCCACATCTTATCGTTAAAATAGTTGCAGTCCTCGCGCTTGGTTTCGATTTCGTGTTTCCCGATATGGGAGAGATAACCATTGTATTGATAATAGGTTCCCCAGCTCATGTCTGTTTCCTTCCTTAGAATGGGATTTCGTCCGGATCGAAGTCTTCCACGTGGAGGTCCCCGGACACGCCGCCCTCCGCCGTATCGTCGCCCGGCTCGCGTTCGGGACGAGGGTCAAGCTCGTATTTCGTGATTGTTTCGAATTTCTCGCCCGCTGTCGAACGGACGGTGATTATTGTCGGCTCGGCAAGGTATCCTTTACGAGCTAGACGGACAGCCTCGGCCGCGCTGTACGGGACGGGCAGCCATTCAGGGGCGCGATCCTTCCACCATTTGGTGAACTTGCTCCGCGCGTATCCGGTGTGTTCCGGGCAGACCCACTCCGACTTGTACGTCTGGAATCCGACCTCATAATCGATTCGCATCGTGCTCGGTGCATCGTCGGGAGCGTTCCGTTTCCGGTGTACTTCGTAATAGGTTTTCTTTACGTCGTACTCGTCCATGAACACTTCGCCGGAGATGATGCCGTCGCGGGCAGCATGTTGAGTAAGTTCGCTGTGCTGCGATGGCGGAAATTCGTATCCACAATGCGGGCATCTCGCATACGCCGCATGAATAAGGGCGAAACACTGCGGGCACTTCTTCGCCGGAGCATCCCCACCGCCGGGTGTCTTGTCTTTCACGCGGATCATGTCCACGGGACCATGACGCATGATGTTCCCGCCGTAGTCCAGGACAAGGCAGTCGGTCTTGCCTGTGTCGGGCGAAAGCCGTGTTCCGCGTCCCACCATCTGGATGAGCAGTCCCGGCGAGTTTGTCGGACGAAGCAGAACAACGCAATCCGTGTTCACTGCATCGAATCCAGTCGTCAAAACGTTGACGTTGCAAAGAAACTTCAGCGGCGGCTTCGGCGTTCCGAAGAGGTCGGCGGGGACCGTCTTGCCCTTGAATCGGTCGAGAATTTCGGCTCGCTCACCGGAAGAGGTTTCGCCAGTCACGATGGCGCATTCCTGCCCGCTGTATCCCCGGATCGCCTCGGCCACATGCTGACAGTGTTTTACGGACGAAGTGAATATCAGCACCGATTTTCTATCTCTGGTCAGGTCGACGATCTCCCGGCAGGCCGCTGTCACCAGCTGTTCCGTATCCATCGCGGCTTCGATCTCGTCGCCGATGAACTCGCCTCCGCGGATGTGGAGTTTGGAAAGGTCGGCCTCGGCGCGACCGGCACGGGACACGAGCGGTGACAGATACCCCTGCTGAATCATCTCTTTCAAACCCGCCTCATAGCAGATTTCGTTGAGGAGATTCTCCGGCTTGCAGATGAGGCCGCCCTTCAGTCGGAACGGCGTTGCTGTCATCCCGACAAGCCGGACACGCGGATTGATGACCTTCATGTCCTTGAGGAACGTCCGGTACATCCCATCTCCATCGGGCGCGATCAGATGGCATTCATCGACCATAATGAGGTCGAAAGCGTCGAGGTCGCATGCTTTGTTGTACACGCTTTGGATGCCTGCCACGATGACCGGCTCTTCCGTGTTCCGGGATTTCAGACCCGCGGAGTAGATTCCAACGGGGAGATCAGGGCAAAGACGTCGGATTTTGTCGGTGTTCTGTTCCAAAAGTTCCTTAACATGAGCGAGAATCAGCACTCGACCGCCCCAGAGTGTAACGGCGTCTTTCGCGATCTGAGCCAGGACAAGGCTCTTGCCTGTTCCCGTGGGGAGTACAACGCAAGGGTTGTTCTTCTTCGTGCGGAGATGTTCATACACGGCCTCGACCGCTTCCTGTTGGTAGGGTCGTAAGTTCATTGTGCATCACCACCTCGGTTTCAATCCCGCAATAAGGAGGTCAACAGAGAAGCGCACGATTAGCTTGTGAACCTTCTTTTTGCTCATGTGCAGTTGTTTGGAAATCTCATTTTCACTGTAGTTTTCATACAACATGAAACACACGCTGCGCATTTCCGGGTCTTCGATGTTATTAAGACAGTCGTGGACAATCTTCTTCCTGGTTTGCAGATCCTGTTTTTGCATTGTATTCAGAAATCCTTATGAATGCCATTCCGTTCGGGGGCAGTGGTTCTCGTTTGGTGACTGTGATTTTGTGGATGAGGGAGTCGTCTTCGTACACACCCGCACACGTTAGCGCGTCCAGCAGACTCTTCTGGGAATTGTCGATATCGCGCCTGCGGTTGTCGGGCGGATAGAGGTCAAGGTCTACCTGAACGGGGCATTTGAACATGGGATGCCCCGTTCTCCGGGCAATTGCCGTCACGTTTTCCCGGTATCGTCGGCCATCACGGCTGATGAGGACACGAGGACCGACATGCCGGTAATAGTGGTTCAGTGAGGGCGGCCACGGCAGTTCAAGCTCGACCGCCATTACATCCACGGCGGCTTCGCAGGAACGCGCATGGTCTGGGAGGAAACCGGAGCCGCAGCCTGTTTCGGTTCCGGTTTGAACGCGGCCTTGCTTTCGTACCCGCGGATTTCGTTGGAGATCTCGCCGGTGTTCTTGTCTTTCCGGCAGTGGACCTTGATGACGAGCGGGAGGTTGTGGAGGTCGGCGGAATCGTTCGGCGTGAGCACGTTGACCGCGCGGCAGATGGCGGACAGGTCGGCGCGGGCCATACGGACGGCTTCCGGATTCCTGTTTTCGATGTTCAGGCGCGCCCAGACCTTACGTCCGGCAAACTCGCCGTCTGTGATTTCGAATTCGAGCTGGAGGTAGCGTCCGGTTCCAGCACGGGTGTCCTTCATCTCGGAGTCAGTGATAACGGCAACGTATTTTCCCGCGGGAATGGGATCGAACTCCTTGCTGGGTTCGACTTCGTTTGCGTTGAAATTGAGAATGGCCATGGTAAGAATTCCTTTCTGTTAGCCGCAGCAGATTGCGGGCTTGAAATTGGTTTTGACGGGGTTTTTCGGGTTGATGGTTTCGGCGGACACGGCTCTGGACGGCGGGCAGCGGAGGTGTTCAAAGTACACGAGCTGCGGCATGTAGTCATCGTGGATGATCCGGCATTTGGTCCCTTTCGGGATGATCCCCCCGCAGAAGTCGCAGGGGTGATCATGTTTTGCGATTGCGATATGGTCGGACATGTTTTTCTCCTGTTATGAGGCCGGGGGTGC